TTCCCGGCGCGTTGAAGTTCCAGAAGGGGTCGTCCTTTGCCCAGACGCGGTTGTAGAATGCGGTGTGCGACACGCGCGGATCTGCACTGCGCGACGGCAACCATTTGAGGTTAGGGAAGAGGCGGACATTATCCGGCTGCAGGAACTCCTCGAACTGTTTGGCGGTACGGGCACGAGCAGTGGCTGTGGAGCGTTCGGCATCCTGATAGCGGCTAAAGGTACGCAGCACTGCACGGGCAAATTTCGGACGGTCTTTTTCGGGCGTTTCAGCGTCGTTTAAGGCGCGTTGTAGTGCTGCGCTTACATATTGTGCTTTGTAGGCTGCAAAACGCGACACATTAGCCCGTAATCGGTCAGAAAGCCCTGTGTCGGTGTCTTCGGTGAAGACGCTGTCGATACGAGAGCGGAAATCGGAGCCGTAGTGTTGGTAGAGGTCTTGCGCTGTGATGGTGGTCACATCTGATGGCAGCCTTAATTCGATAACCGCAGGCGAGGACACCTGCGTACCCTTACATTCGGCACAGCCACAGCCGCTATGGTGTGCCGTTAGTCGAAAAAACGGGGGTCTCCTCCGCTTATGATTTGTGCCAAGTGACGGAGTTGCTTTTTCTCCTCCGAAGTGAGGTCATCATCACTCCCAGTCTTATCATCGTCCGGCGCAGGCTCGTCAGGTTCGGGCAGAGGTTCGTGTTTGCCGGTGATGTCAATGTCGTATTTCTCTTTGAAATAGTCAGGGGCAATATCGTAGCCGCCTTGGATAAGCATTTGCTCCACTTGACGGATTTGCTCGGGTGTATATTCGACGGTATCGTCCCATTCGAAGGTCAGACCTTCCAACGGGAAGCCGTGTTTGAGCATAAACGGAATGAGGCGGTTGTTGACCACATTGCGCAGGAACTTGCGGTCTTGCTCAACGACATCTTCAAAGACCTCAAGGTGCACCTCTGACTGCGACAGGCTGGAGCCGGAGTCGATGGTCATGGTTTGGTTGAGTGTGCCTTTTGATAATTCGGAGTTGGCACGCTCGATACGCTTGTCATAGACATTATAGGCATCGCCACGAGTGGTCTCTTTGATTTCAATCTCCGTACCTTCAGGGAACACGCCAAAGAAAGCGGCACCCATTTTCTCGAGCATATTCTCTAACTTGGTGCGCTCTTTCTCATCAGCGGAGGTGGTTCGGGCGATACGGATAGGCATGCCGAATATCTCGCCAAAACCGTCCCAGAACGCGAGCATGTTCTTCTTTGGCAAGGCTTGCGGACAGCATTTTAGCAGCAGTCCGAGGTCGCGCGGTTTGCCCACCTCAATACACCAGTCAGCCATTGCGCCTTCGCGGTAGGATATACCCCTATCCGGTGTGTCGTTTTGGTCGCGGACTATAACGCCGTATTCCGGACGGATATGGCGGCGCGGCACGAGGCTGACACTTGAAAAACGCAACTGACCGAGTACACTGACCGGCGCGCCGAACTCAATAAGCGACGCTCCCCAAAAGCGTGTGTCGAGCACCTCAGAAACAAAGTCGTCGAACCACTCTTGTTTGAACAGTTCGGTGGCGGCTTCGTCTATCTGTTTGTCTTTGCCAACGAGTTTGAAGCCTTTGCGCGTAACAAAGCCTTTGCGCTGACCGATGCAGCCGGTGAGGTGCAGGTCGCAGTTTACATCGGTGTAGATGTCGTACAGACGGTTACGGTTAGGGTTCTCAACATCGAGCGCACGTTGCCAAGCGGCACGCCATGCCGCAATGTCCTGACGGGTGAGGCGTTCGGTTTGCAGGTTGAGGTCAATAAGCATCTTGCGTGCTTTCTCTTTATCGATAGAGCGCAGGTGGCGCTCCAATTCGCGGCTCATTCCGCCGGTCGGACGGAACAGGCGTGTAATGTTATCAAAAAATGCCATAGGTTGATTTATTTAATCAGCCAAGATTGGCTGATGCATTCGTTATTGCTGGGGTTATTAGGTGAGTGGTCGTGGCGGTGTTATTATCTCGCTACTGACCTCGAAATCGAATTCTATGCCCCAAAACTCGATGCCTTCGCCTTGGTTGAGGATGTCGAGTATCTCCGACTGCGTTACGGCAGTGGCGGGTCGTTGTCGGTTGACGGCAAAAGTCTGAACGGCTCCGCTGTCTTGCGGTTCGACGAGTGCTATCTGCGAGCCTGACGACAAATCATCGGACAGACTCAGTTCGTTGAGCATAGCCAAGTCGAAAGCCGCCTCCATCGTGCCGCAGTGCTGCATTGCTACATCGAAGAGCGATTGCCGTGTTGTTACTGTTGCCGTTGTCATATTATGTGGTAGTGTTTGAGTGCGATTAGTACGATAATGGTCAGGGCGGCGATGATGCCGAGTATGAGCCAAATCAGCCATGCCGGTGTCTTTGTCTCGGTGCGCTGCGTGCTGTCGGTCTTGGTTTGTTCCTGCTGCTGCGTGTCGGTTTGCTCGTGGCTGATAGTGTGCGTGGTGGCAGTATGGTTGTCGGTGACGGTGGTCTGAATGTTGTTGTGCTGTCCTCGGTGAGTGGTTGTAGTGCTTTTTGTAGTCCTGACAGGATATTGTCTGCCAAGCGAGTCAGGAGCAGACCAATCGGTAACGCAGGTTTCCTGTGTGGTGGTTTCGTTGCTCGTGGTGTGGTCGTCTTGCGTGAAGTCGGTAGTCCTCGAGTCGGTGTTGTTGGTTTCAGTCCGTGATTGTGTATGCTCATTGTTCTGCGTTTGTGTCGTCTGTTTCAGGGTTGTCTTTTGGCTCTTGCAACTCGCGGCGCACAGGGCAAGTAGCAGCAGTAGGGCAATCGGATATTTTCTCGATAGCACGGTTAAGACGGTTGACCGACCGGCGCAGGTTGACGGCTTCTTTTTGTATGGGTTCATAGATGTATTGTTTGAAGATTTGTAATGTTTTCTCTTCGTTGACGAGTTCTGTTCCTGTAGCTTCGGCTCGCATGCGTCTTGCTTCGGCGAGTGCTTGTTCGGCTTTGGCTTCGGCTTCTTTGACGCTGCTGCGGAGCGTGGCAATGGCGGTGATAGCGGCTATCAGCCCGCCACCGAGCAGGAAGTTGAGGATAAGACTGATGATTTCGGTTGTGGTCATGGGGTGCCTCCTTTCTTTTGTGAGCGACCAAGATTGGTCGTTTCATTCAGCCACTGCTGCACATCAAATGACGGACAGGCTTTTTGTGCGTACTCGTTGTGTCCGTGTACGGCGGTGAGCGGCAGGTTGTAGCGGTCGCAGAGCCGGTGTATCAGTTCGGCGAGGGCGGCAGTCTGTGCCAGTGTGCGTGTGTCTTTGGGTTTGCCTTGCCGGTCGGTGCCGCCGATATAACAGATGCCGATGGAGTTTTGGTTGTGGTACAGACAGTGTGCGCCCACGGCGTGTTCGGCTCTGCCTGTTTCGACTGTGCCGTCAAGGTGAATAACATAGTGGTAGCCTATGTCGGCAAAGTTGCGCTGCCGGTGCCAGCGGCGTATCTCTTCGATGCTGACCTCTCGCCCTTCGGGTGTGGCGGAGCAGTGGATAATGATTTCGTTGATTGTTCTCATATCAATAATGCGCTTCTATAGTCAAGCCTTTTGCGCTCAACTCAAGTTTGTCTATATGTTGACCATCGCGTTCAAACTCGATGGTGATTAGTCGTTTCCAATAGGCAAAGTCATGGTCGTTCAGAATATCTGCCATACCTACGCCAATAGTTGGGTTCTCTTTGAACTCCCCTTTATGAGCGACAAGCAGAAAGGCTTGGTTCTGCGGTGTAGTCTCACCTAAACACAAACCTTGCTTAATCAAACCATGACTATCATATCTGACATCAAGCAGAAAATCGTAGCCGAGTTGGTCGTCTGATAATTTACATTGTATTCCTGTCATAGTTACCACACATAGTTTGATTTGTCCCAACCACCATATCGCACCGGATTGCCGATGTCTTCACCGGTTTCGTTCGTGAGGGGGGCAAGGTCTGGAGTTGCCTTGCCGGACTGCACATCTTTGAGCCACGATATGGCATTATTATAGCGCGTCTCGCGTATCTCAAAGCCGATACGCTTGGGCAGCCACGCCACTAAATGATACAGAGCCACATCGCACAGTATCATCACAAGTTGCGGATTGCGCTCCATACCCTCTTTACTGAAGGATTTACTCACATCATAGCGGCTGCGCAGATACGACGCCACTTCCTCCATCGCATAACCGATGGCACGATTGAGGTTGTCATTGTCGGTCTGGTCGATGACCTCGAGTGTCGTAGGGTCACACACCGCCTTAAAATCGTCTTTAGTTATAAAAGCCATATAAATACCGTTTATTTGCCGTTTAACCAGCGTTTCAACACTTCGCGCGTTATGCGCTTGTCATATACATCCGACCATTTGAGGTCGTGGCGGAACATACCTTTGGTGCGCAAACCGCGAAACCCTTGACGGTTCACTATTGCCGGCTTTCCGCAGATATTCGCCACTATATACTCGCCGTCGTTATGCGGCTGTGCGTTCAAATCCTCGCAGCGGCTGACAGCGTTACTGAAACGCAGGTACAGCAGCATATTTTTGAAAAACTTTACCATGTGTATTTGCTTGAATGGTGATACTCTTTTATTATAGGTTCGAAGGCCTCGCGCCTCGTTGCCTGTTGCAGTTTATAGATTGCTCCCTCGTCGGCATCAGGGCTGTCATCGTGCCCGGACATGCCTTTTTCAAAGGCGAGCGTTTGTTCCAATCCGGCAACCATATCAGGGTCGGACTTTTTCTTTTCATTGTAGAACACAAAACCGCGTTCCCACAGCGGACTGACGGCTTCTATGCGCTGATACTTGTCCGGCTTCTTGCGTTTGTCCGGAATAAGCGGCAACTGGTAGCCCCGCGCTTCCCCCTCACGACGGAACTCATCAAGAATAATATCCTGCATGAAGTTAGCTTCCATATAGAACAAGCACGCAGCGTTATGTTCGCGGATGCGCTCATAGAGGTCATACTGCCAGCGCACCATCTCTACGACTGTTGTCTGACGGCAGAAGCACTCAATGAGGTGCAGTTCGCCGTTCTTGGTCTTGCCCCAGAGTTTAGATGCCTTGTAGTCGTTTTTGGTAGTTGGCTTGAAGGACGGGTCGGTATAGCAGACGAGTTGCTGATAGTCTCTGAGCGGCAGAGCGGGCTTCCACCTAATCCAGTCGGCCCGGAACACGGCACCTTCGGTCAGAGGATTGTTCATATACTCCTTTTGGAATGCTCGGTAGCCTTGGAATGAGGCTTTTGCCTCAATGCGCTCCGGAGTCCAGAACTCCGGCCACGAGGGTTTGCCGTCTTTGCCATAGACATTGACCTTGCTCACCTGCACACCGGCCGACTTGCTTATCTCAGCCAACACGGAGCACTTGCTAATCAGGTTGCCCACCATAATGAACCGACCGCCCTGAGCACCAAGCGTGCCGAAAAGTGCCTCTTTGACCCAGTCAGTCATCTTGCGCACACGGCTGTCGTTCTGGCAGAGTTCGTCGTCGTCAAGGTCATCAATAACGATATAGTCCGGACGATTCTCGCGATAGCGCAGACCACGAGGGCTTTGACCACGACCGAGGGCAAAAAAGGCCGTCTCGTCCTGAGTGACAAACTGCCCGTTCTGCCAGTTGCCGGCATTGTACTGTTCGCCGAAGTCGGCAATGTAGCGTTGGTTGTATTGCAGCTCCGCCTGTATATCACCAAGCAGCGTGATAGCATTATCCTCACTCTTGCCCACGATGACCATGACATTTATCTCGCGCTCATTCTGACAGTGCAGCCACATAGGTATCATCACATCCATGTGTGTTGATTTGGCATGACCGCGCGCCCATTGGAAGACGGCGCGCAAGTCGTGGTTGCGACGGATCATCCGTGCAGCATCGATATGAAACTTGGCAGAGGGAATGATGTTGCCGGTAGTCTTGTCGGTGCAATAGTGCGGGAAATAATATGACACAAAGAAAGCATAATCACGCCTTGCACGCTCGATGCGACGCAGCCTGTCTGCCTCGCTCTCCACCGGCACGATGGTCATGCGCTGAATGTTGTCGCAGTGTTCACGCCACCGGCGCAGCGCCTCTTGTTTCTCCGCTTTTGATGCCATAATTACTCAATGGGTATGGTTACACTGTTGAGTTTCTCATTGATGAACTTGTCCTGATAGGTGTTGATAATCTTAACTACCTCTGGAGTCAGTTCTGGGTCAACCTGCATGCGGCTCACCAACCAATTATTGAAAGCTGTAAAGACCTCGATGATAGTAACGATGTTAGTCTGCTTGTCGAGTTTCTCAATAGCCGAAGCCACTTTGATAATTTCATCGGCAGTCCAGTTGCCTGATTCGAGTTTGTCGTTAAGGTCGGTGAGCATTTTTTTGACCAGTTCGGAGCGTGTTACCGTCTTGGCGGCACGGCGAGTGTCCCATCCACCGTCACGCACCCATGCGTTGATGGTGTTGCGACTCACGCCAACCTTGTCGGCGATTTCCTTCTGAGTCATACCTTGCATATAATACATACACGCGAGTTCCTTGCGCTGCTCCTGCTGAATGTCTTGTTTTGCCATGATGCTGCTTGTTTAGTATTAGCCAAGATTGGCTAATATGGTTATTATTATTTCGCCAAAAGAGCCTAATATATCCCTTTTGCATTTGCAAAAGTACAGCCTTTCAAACCCTTTACAAAAGAAGTGTCCGACCGTTGAACTAATCAGTTCAAGGGTTGGACACTTTCTTGGTCAGTAGTCTCACACTATGTAATTTTGCGGAGAAAAATCAATCGCAACTATGGCAAAAGAAGTAGTAATATCAAATGGTAGCCTTAACAGCTACGGCTTTCGGGTTCTGACCGAAGGTATAGACATAACGCAGTATCAGCGCAACCCCATTCTCCTATGGATGCACACCCGGCCATTCCGTGGCACCACTGACGAGGTTCTACCATTAGGTAGAATGGAAAACCTGCACATTGATGGCGATAACCTGATTGGCACACCGGTATTCGACGAAGCCGACGAGTTTGCTCGCCGCGTGAAAGCGAAATGGGATGCAGGTATCTTGAAAATGGTCAGTGCCGGTCTGCGAGTGGTAGAAGAAAGTACCGACCCGCAGGTTCTGTTGCAAGGTCAACAATATGCAACAGTAACGCGCTCGAAACTTATCGAGGTGAGCATTGTGGATATAGGTGCCAACGACGATGCCTTGGTACTCTATAACGACAAAGACGACATCATCAACCTTGCACAAGGCAAGGGCGAGATATATTTAACACCTATTACAAACCCTTTAACAGCAATTCAAATGGACACAAAACAAATTGCATTGGCTCTCGGATTGCCCGAGACTGCCACTGAGCAAGAAGTTCTACAGAAGATTGCAGAACTTCGACAAGACGCACAAGAGGCGGTAACGCTCCGTCAGGAGGCGGAGGCTCACCGCGTAGAGGCTATTGCCACTCTTGTTGACACAGCTATCGGCGAAGGCAAGTTCCCTGCCGACAAGAAAAACCACTTTGTAGAACTTGGCAACAAGGTAGGCTTGCAGTCGCTCAAAGAGACTATCGACCTGATGACGCCGGCACAAAGACCCAGCAACTTTATCAATCCGAGTAACCCTACGACAGGTGATTACAAGACATTGAGTGAAGTCCCCAACGACAAGCTCGAAACTCTCCGCAAAGAGCAACCGGAAAAGTACAAAGCTTTGTACAAAGCAGAATATGGCATTGCACCTGCAATGGCTGACTAACAACAATACAAACAACTAAAAACATTTTTTCGTATGAAATTCAAATCCCTTTTCATCATGCTTGTAGCCGTTATGGCTAATGCAGTCTGCGGTGGAACAATCTCCGCAATGGTGGGGCTTAGCCCCGTAGTAGGTGCAGTGGCATTGAACGCCGTTGCAGCCGTATCACCTCTGTTCGGAATAGAAGGCTTGCGCGTCGGTCTCTATACTGAGATATGGACAGGCGAAACTATCAAAGCCTTCCGCAACGCTGCCGAAAGTTTAGGCTGGCTCAATAAGATACGCAGCTTCGACTCGGCAGTGGCAAATAACAACACTATCAATTTCGTCGATTTAGGTGGCGACCCAACAGTCTTGGTAAACAACACCACATACCCCATCGGTGTTGAGAGTCTAACTGACGCTAACAAAGCCATCGGTCTTGATAAATACCAGACCAAAGCGACCAAAGTTACCGATGACGAAGTACGCGGTTTGTCGTATGACAAGAAATCAACAGTCATTGAACGCCACCGCGAAGCAGTTGACCAAGAGAAGTACGCCCGAGCGCTGCACGCCCTTGCTCCTTCACAGAACAGCGACAAAACTCCTGTGTTAACTACAACCGGCGAAACCTATAATGGTCGCAAGCGTCTGACTGTTCAGGATGTAGTCAACCTCAAAGAGAAGTTCGACAAGATGAAAGTACCAACCGAAGGTCGTGTTTTGGTACTCTCTCCTGAGCATGTCAATGACTTGCTTATTCAGGATGTCTCGTTCGCACAACGCTATCAGAACACTACTGAGGGTAAAATCCTCCGTATGTATGGCTTCGAGATATACGAGTTCGTTGATGTACCACGCTACAATTCATCAACCAACAAGAAGGTGGCGTTCACAGCAACTGCTGCCAATACCGATACTACCGCTTCGATTGCTTTCTATGCACCGCGTATGATGAAAGCCACCGGAGAGACTAAAGCTTATCTCGACGAACCTGACACCCAGAACCAAGAATGGCGTTACAATGTTCGCCACTACTTCATCTGCTTGCCGCTCAAAGAGGAAGCCATCGGTGCCATCGTAGCAGCACCTGCTGCCTAACTAACGCTGTACAACTATGGGTAAGGTGAAAGCTACTCAAACGGATAACGGCAGAAAGGCGAAAAGCCTTTTTGCTGATTATCCTACAGCAAAAGCGTTTTATTTCACGGCAGACGGTCTGGCTTGGTTCACGGAACAGGAAGCAAAGACACACGCTGCCACACTGAAGGAAAACATAGTACAAACCATAAAACGATAAGAATATGTTACCAAGAGTTAAAATAGATTTCGCAAATGGTGCTTTAGGCTCTATCAGCCCAAGTGCCGACTGCGTTGTGGGTATGGTGGTAACTGGCACTGAAGTTGCCGGCGATGGCAAGCTCAAAGCTGCGACAGCCTACATACTCAAGAAATTCGATGACCTGACTACGCTTGGCGTTACTGAAAGCAACAACGCTTTTCTATACAAGCATGTCAAGGAGTTCTACACCCAAGCCGGCGATGGTCAGGAACTATGGCTTATGGTAGTACCCTCTACCGTCAAGCCGTCCGACATTCTTGACCGCACCAATGCTTATGCCCGCAAGCTCATACAGGTAGCCAACGGTCGCATCCGTGCACTCGCCGTAGCATACCAACCTGCCGCAGGTTATGAGGCAACACTTGTTAACGGACTTGACAATGATGTCATACTCGCAGCCACCAACGGTCAGGCTCTCGCAGAATGGGCTACAACACAACTCTACGCTCCGCTGTTTGTCGTTATTGCGGCAAGAGGATATAAGAAAGCCAATATCACGGCTCTCCCTGACCTGACAACTATGAGCTACAATCGCGTAGGTCTGCTCATCGGAGACACAGTTACAGAAAGCGATGGTGCTGCCATTGGTCTGCTCGCAGGTCGTATAGCAGAGTGCCCGGTACAACGACATATCGGTCGTGTCAAAGACGGCGCGCTGTCTGTAGCGCAAGTGTATATCGACGATGAAGACCCTGCAATAGCCGATGTAGAAACACTCCACGACAAAGGCTTCATCACCTTCCGTTGCTTCACCGGCAAAAGCGGTTATTTCTTCTCTGACGACTGCCTCGCTTGTGGCAATAGCGATGACTATCGAAGCATTGCACGCCGCAGAACTATCGATAAGGCATACCGCATTGCATATATCACGATGCTGGAGAATGTGAACGATGAGATACCTATTACCAACGATGGTTACCTCGTTCCGTCAATCGTCAAGTCGTGGGAAGCTGAGATGGTGGCTGCCATCGTCAATCAGATGACTGCACAAGGTGAACTCGGAGCAGATCCTGACGACTCGGCTGATATGGGAGTGCAATGCTACATCAACCCCGAACAACAGATAGCTTCAACCTCACGCATTGTGGTACAACTGAAAGTGAAGCCATACGGCTATGCTAAGTATATTGATGTCGAACTCGGTTTTACAACCATAAACTCGGAGGAATAAACTATGACTATTATTAACGGACGACAATACGAATGGGCTGATGTCTCACTCATTCTCGGTGGGCGAGATGTGGTAGGTCTGCGCGGCATTAAGTACAAAGAGAGCCAAGAAAAAGAGCTGCTCTACGGCAAAGGCAACCAGCCGCTGTCCATTCAGAAAGGCAACCGAGCCTACGAAGGCGAAATTACACTTCTGCAATCAGAACTTGAAACACTCAAACTTCTTGCACGCCAACAGACCGGACGCAGCAGCGTACTCTCACTCAACCTCAACGCCGTGGTTTGCTATGGCAATCCGCTCAAAGGCGATGCTATGATAACCGACCGCCTCTACGGTATTCAATTCACTGAAGAGGAAAAAGACCTTTCACAGGGCGATAAAAATATGGAGATAACTCTGCCTTTTATCTGCACCGATATCCAGTATCAAACCATTTAACAACCCGTGTTCTGTGCCTGCCTTGATTCAGGGCGGGCGCAGGGCACACAAACCAAACTATCATGGAATTTACAAAAGAACAAATTGCCGAACTCAAACAGAAACACGGCGAAATCTTCAAGATAACAGTGGACGGTAAATCGTGTCTGCTCCGCAAACCTAACCGCAAGGAACTTGGCTACGCATCTGTGGCGAGCAAAGACAATCCGCTCAAATTTAACGAGTCAATAATGAACGCCTGTTGGCTTGCCGGTGACGAGGAAATCCGCACCAACGACACACTCTTTCTTTCCGCGTCTGCCAAGATTGCAGACATCATAGAGGTTAAGGAGGCAGAGTTGGAAAAGCTCTAAAGGCTGCCGTGGTAGCAGACGGCGATGGGCTGCGTAAGTTAGACGCACAACTGCGTTACTACATGCACATCGCCGACCCCGACAGCCTAACTGACCAAGAGTGGGCTATGAGAGTGAAAGAATTGGAATGGATAAGGGAAGAGGAAGCCAAGGCGAATAAGATGCCTAAAATTTAGAATGGACGCCCCATCGCCGAGCGAATAGGTTCCGGCAAAGAGGAAGGGTTGGACAGACTGTCCCACAGCCGTCTGAAGAAACCTCTACGCTTTGGCTGCTTGCATTTCTCTGCTTGACGAAGACGGTATATCCGTTTGGCTTTTTCGTTGAGTTGCCTATAATCCTCTTTGCTCATCCACTTATAATTTTCAAGCCGACGCAAACCGACACCAATCAGCCAAAGACCGATAATAATAGCGGTAAAGCAGAACAATATGATTACAACGAACTCTAACATGCCGCAAAGATACAACTAATTTCCCAAATATCAAAACCATGGCGCAAAATTCTGTAGAATTTAAGATAAATCTGAATGGCAATGCCTATACAGGTGTAGCTACCTTGGATAAGGCTTTGGGCAAACTCAATGTTGATGCCAAGAGCACGACATCGTTGTTTGATAGAATTAGTGCTTCAGCAATCAAGTTGAATAACATCTTCCAACTTGCCTCTTCTGCCGTTTCCACTATCACCTCTGCTTTCGACAGCTGTGTTCAAGCCAACCAAGCGCAACAGGAAGCCGAAGCCAAACTTGCACAGGTGATGCGCAACACCATGGACGCGTCGGCCGAGCAGGTGGAGAGTATCAAAGCCCTCACTGCGGCACAACAGGCGATGGGTATAGTCGGTGACGAGATACAACTTGCCGGTGCGCAGGAACTCGGCACTTATCTCGAAAAAACCGAAAGCCTGCAACGGCTTATCCCGGTGATGAACGACATGGTGGCACAGCAGTACGGCTATAATGCAACTCAGGAAGCCGCCGTCAACATCGCCACTATGATGGGTAAGGTAATGGACGGTCAGGTGGGCGCATTGTCGCGTTATGGTTATAAGTTCGACGAGGCACAGGAGAAAATCCTGAAGTTCGGTACTGAAGAGGAGCGTGTGGCAACCCTTGCGGAGGTTATCTCGGAGAGTGTGGGTGGTATGAACGCCGCCCTTGCCCGGACACCGGAAGGACAACTCAAACAAGCCGCCAACCGCATAGGCGATATTCAGGAGCGTATAGGTCGGCTGTATGTACAGGTGCAGTCAGCCCTCACACCGATAATTGAAACAGTGGTCGGAGTGGCAGAACGCATAATGACTGTCTTTGAGAGTAAGCAAGCAGAGGTTCAAGCCATCGTGGATAGGGTGAACGCTGCCTTTCAGCGGCTGTACGACTATCTGCGTGCACGCATCGACGATATTCGCGGTGTGCTTGACAATCTGCTTGCCGCTTTCAGAGCCACATGGGCAATAATAGAAATAGGCTGGGTGCCGGTCAGAATAGCCTTTCAGGGAGTGTTCGGTGCGCTGCTTATGCTGAGTAATGCCGTCCGTGCCGCACGACCGTTTTTTATCGGACTCGCCGCCGCCATAGGCATAGTTACAGCCGCACTTCGTTGGCAGGACATCTGGCTTAACATACTCATTGCAAAAGAAGCATTAGCGACTGCCGCCACCAATCTATGGTCAGGCGCACAGGCTCTGCTTAATGCTATTATGACCGCCAACCCGATAGGACTTATCATTGCCGGTATTGCGCTGCTTATCGGTGCTATTGTGGCAGTATGCAGCCATATAACCGGTTGGGGCAGTCTATGGGATGGCGTATGCGGTTTTATGAAGTATTCGTTCTATGCTTTTGTGGATGCTGTCAAACTTTACTTCAACTCTTATATCAATGCTTTTCTTATTGGTCTTGACAAAATCAAACTCGGCTGGTACAAGTTCAAAGAGGCATGCGGTATAGGCGACTCGGCGGAGAACCAAGCCGCCATAGCACAAATCAATGCCGATGTAGAGAAACGCCAACAAGCCATCATCGATGGTGCAAAAGCCGTTCGAGACAACGCACTCAAAGCCCGCGAGTCGCTCGCCGGTATAGAGATGGGTTGGAAAGGTAAGGACAAGACCGACAAAGCGCAAGCCTCACTCGGCACCAACCAACAACTACGGCAAGCCGTCAATGGTAGCAGTACGGCATACGCAGGCGGTCATGCAGGCGGTGGTGGCGCAAGCAGGGAAACAGGCAAGTCTGCCGAAGCCGTGGCTACCGGCGGCACGCGCAAGACGGATATTCATATCAACCTCAAATCGCTGGTGGAGAATATTAACTTCAACGGCACTACCGCCGAAAACCTGCACGAGATACAGACCAACATAGCACAGGCACTGCTCCAAGCCCTCAATATGGCACAAGCCTCCGTATCGTAATCTTTCGACTTTTGACTAACGACTTTCGACTATGTTTATAGATTTCGCACAACCCATATCGCTGCCGCCTTATTGGCTCAATCACCCAGAAGTGGTGCGCTCAATGGCAGACAACCTCGACCAAGCCGAACCGCAGGCGCGGCTCGGTGTGCCTTGTGCCTGTCCGCTATTAGTTAGAGGTCAGAGCGAGACCGAATGGTGGAAGCTGCCTATTGAGCCGGTCATCACCATAAACGGCAAGAACAGCATCGTCAAGCGTCAGGTTCTGAAAGTTGCCGGCACGAAAGGCGAGCGGCGCGGAACAGTTAAGGAACTATGGACGCAGGATGACTACGAAGTTAACATAAGCGGCATCTTCATCGCTGATGAGGAATACCGGCTGCCCGAACAGGACATACGCCGTCTGCGAGGTTATTGCGAAGCACGCGAACCGCTCTATGTACTCAGCGACCTTTTCACGCTGTTTAATATCGACCGTATAGTCATCGAAGACTACTCGTTCCCGTTCACCCACGGCATGCAGAACCAGATGTTCTCAATCAAAGCCTATAGTGATAACTACGACGAAAAACAACTATTGTGTTAGGTAAATGAGCAAAGGAAGCTTGCTTACTTTGCCATACCGAAGCCAATAGTCTGTATTGATAAATACAAACTCTTTGTGTGATATGCTCAACATGGATTATGAAATACTGATTGGCGGTCGCCGTCTGGGATTGCTCACAAGTGTTACCGTTCGCAAATCGGTGGAAACGCTATGCGACACGGCTACTATCGTTGTGCCGGCTACTTATCTCGGTCGCACGCTCAATATCGAGCAATACCTCCACGAGGGCGACACAATAGACATATCTCTCGGCTATAACGGCAATCTTCAAACGGAGTTTCAAGGCTATATAAACAGCGTTAAAACGGACGATAACAATCTGACCATAGAGTGCGAGGACGCGCTATGGCTCTTCCGCCGTGAGGTGAGCAACAAAGAGTACAAAAACATCACCGTCAAGAGCCTTCTGCAGCGCATAGTGCAACAGGTGGACGGCTCGTTCACGGTCAAATGCGACTACGACTTCACCTACGATAAGTTCGTATGCAAAGATGCCACCGCCTACGATGTGCTCAAGAAGATACAGGACGAGACCAAGGCAAACATCTATTTCAGCGGCACAACGCTGCATGTGCATCCGCAATACAGCGAGATAACCAACCCGAAGCCGGTGCGTTACGACTTTGCCGTGAACATAGAGAAGTCTGACCTCAAGTACAAACGTGCTGACGAGAGGCGTTATTTCATCGAGGTGGAGGGCATACAGCCGGACGGCAAACGCGTAACGGTAACGGCTGGTAAGCAGGGCGGCGACAAACGCTCAATAAAAGTGTATGGCGTAACCGACCAAGCCTCACTGCTCCGACGCGCACAAGAGGAACTTGCCACTATCGTCTATACCGGCTTCGAGGGGTCGTTCACCGGCTGGCTCGTACCGTATTGCGAACCTGCCTACCGGATTGAACTAAACGATGGAGACTATCCGGAAAAGAAAGGACAGTATTATGTCATCGCCACCGAAACAACATTCTCTTCGGCAGGCGGAGTAAGAAAAATAACCATAGGCAAAAAGATAGGATAATGAATGTTTACGGACAAATAGCACAAGCCATTCGCGACATCGCCGGAGTAAAACCCGGAGGAACGACCATCTTTCCTGCCGTGGTCAAACAGACTGACGGCAGCACTTGCACCATCCTCATCGGCGACCTCGAGGTGAGCGATGTGCGTCTGCGGGCTGTCATCAACAACGAACAAGACCAACTGGTCTGCACACCCAAGCAGAACTCGCAGGTGCTTGTCGCCGATATGTCTGGCGGCGAGTTCCGAGAATTGGTGGTTATCGCCTATTCGGAGATTGAGACTATCGACCTCACCATCGGACAGACCACGCTCCAACTCGAAGACGGCAAGATAACCATCAACGGCGGCAACATTGGAGGGCTGGTCAAGATACAAGAACTGACCGACAAACTCAATAATCTGGTACAGGAGATAAATGCCATCAAAACCAAGTTTAATACCCACACTCATTCAGTGGAAACCACCGCACCTGCCGGAACTTGGACTACTAAACCTACAACAAGTTCTGCGTCCGATGTGAGTGATTTCAATAAATCCGATTACGAAGATACAACCATAAAACACTAAGATATATGGCACGCACCATCCAACAAATCAAAACCGAACTCACCACCGCCTTCATGGCGGACACCACGCTCGCCGAGAACTACGGCTTCACACCCGGAGCCGCTTTCGACAGTACCTTCAGCAAAGTCAGCATCGAAAACCTGCTCCTCTATATCGTGGCAGCCGCCATCTGGACGCACGAACGTCTCTTTGACGCACACCGCCAAGAAGTAGAAAACACCATCGCACAACTCAAGCCGCACACACTGCGCTGGTATGTAAGCAAGGTCAAACAGTTCCGCCAAGGGCAACCACTCATCGAAGGCACCGACCAATACGACGACGGTAATTACACCGACGACCAAATAGCCGCCATGCAAGTCGTTCACTTCGCCGCCGCCACCGAAGCCGCCACCACTATCTACATCAAAGTAGCAACCTCCAACGGCACCAACAAACAGCCCCTCACCGCCGAACAACTCAACGGACTCGAAGCTTACATAGCCGAAGTCAAAGATGCCGGTGTCCGCGTGGACATCATCAACGAATCGGCATATCACCTGCAATTATCACTCGTCATCTATTACGACCCGATGGTACTCAATGCACAAGGTATGAATATCCACACCGGCGAATATCCGGTCAACGATGCCATCCGCTCCTATATCGAAAACCTGCCATTCAACGGCGAGTACTCCAACACCGCACTCACTGATGTGCTGCAACAAGTCGAAGGTGTGCATATCCCTGAAATCAATGCCTCAGCCGAAAGCGCAACAGGCGTGCAAACAGACTTCGATGCCAACCCCATTGATGTCAAGTCTATACCTCACAGCGGCTACTATGTCTTTGAACCGGCAAACATAACCATTGACTACCGCCCCTACGAACAATAATGTCATGCATTCGCCATACATGGCGAATAAAAATAAACATAAACCACCATGACCCCATACGAAATCGACTATAAGAAACTCGCCGTCCTGCTCACGCCCACCTTCCTGCGTAAGCCGGTCTTCACCGCCCTCGTGCGTGTCCTGATGCAGCCGCTCACAACCCTGCACCAGACCTTCCGCACCAAGCGTAACGACCACCTCTTCAACCTCGCCCATAACGGACAAGTATGTCGCCTCAAAGACGCACTCAACAGCCTTGACGGCTTAGATTACCAGAGCGGCTTCGAGATAACGGACATCAATGCCATCGGCGATTTCGTATTCGCATACGACGAAGTGCACCCACAGAGATGGTACAGCGACGAAATCCCGGACTACACACTCGTTTACGACGAAGCCTCCATACTCGTGGCAACCGAAACATTTGTCGTATGGGTGCCACAGCAATACCCATTCTCAGGCAGCCGACCCGCAGATCCGCGTATCGTCGCCACCGTCGAGCAATACCGCCTCGTCAGCCGAACAGCGACATACAGAATAAAAAGATAGAACGCATCACCCAAAACAGAATGCAATCAGCCAATCTTGGCTGATAATCGAATAAAGCAAAAACCCAAACAATATGAACAAGCAACTTTACATCAACGGAGACCACCGCTTCCCGGTCTCAACCGAAGCATTGGAGTTTATCCAACAGCAGATTTTCCTTGTAGCACGACTCTGCCATATCGTCGGTGCTAATGTCATCATCAAGCAACCTGCCGCCAACGCCAACCCGCCTGCCTCATGGCTCGGCGATGACCAGTACGACCCCTATTCCGGACTCGTCATCATTGCCGGCAAACTGTATCCCTTATACGGCAATAGTGCATTAGACGCCATCAGTATTTACGACGCGACAGATAGTGTACAAGTCGAAACGAGTGTCGTAACCGTCCGAAGTTACCACTTCGCACAATATACAGCCAACGGCAAGTATCCCTTATCCACTTTCACCACCACCGACACCATCGTCCGCCTCATGCAGCGCATCTCCACCATCGAAGACAACTACCTCACAGAAACCGCCATCCGCGCACTCGTGCAGTCGATGCAGACCGAAATAGATACAACGGGCAACAACCTCTCGTCGCTCATCAATCGAGTAGCCACCATCGAAAACAACTACCGCACGGCAGCACAAATCAACGAACTCCTCGCCGCCAATGCCCAACACCACCTGCCCAAAGGCTCAATCATTGATTGGTACGGCACAGCCGATTTCAACCACATTCCCTATGGCTATGTACCATGCGGTTGCTTCTTTGCAGGAAGTGCCTCACAATTCTCACCCGATGGCGCAGGAACACAAGAAATCGCAAAATGGAAAAGCAGATATTCAAACATCCAAATAGCAACTTTGGCAATCAATGGCGGCTCTAAAATAGGCATACGCATCTATAGTTGTAATAGTCAAACCGTCCCCGACCTCACCGACCGCTTCATCGTGCAAGCAGGTGGCAATTATTCACTCGGCAACACGGGAGGTGACAATGAAATAACACTAACAACACAACAAATGCCACAACATATTCACGGACGAGGAACTTGGAACTCACAAGGCGGATTTAAGGTCGTTGACCTTGCAGGTGGATTAACGAAAGCAGGTGCTTTTACCGAAAAAAATCGAGAAAGCACAAACATTAGAGCAAGTGGCAGTGACGATAATTGGCGAGTAACAGTTGAATATGATTGGGCAAAAGGCTTAAGCGGTTCATTAGGAACAGCTGGTGGCAGTCAGCCACACGAAAACCGACCACCATACTTCGCCCTCTACAAACTCATCAAAGTAATCTAACATCGTGCATTTCGCGCTCATTTTTGAGCGCGCCGACACAAACAATAGCGTTTAACGCATCAGCCATTCATGGCTGATATAAATCCCCAAGCATTATGGCAACACCCAGACAAACCCTCAAACAATGGTTCTCACGCGGCAAGAAACCAACAGCACTACAGTTCGCCGCATGGATAGACTCCTTCTGGCACAAAACAGAAGACACCATCCAAATAACCGACATCAACGGTCTCCCACAAACACTCAACCAAAAAGCCGATGTTGGTCATACCCACGATGCCTCAGATATTCATAACCTGCCCACAACGCAGGTCGATACTGCTATCGACCCCGTTTCCACTAATCCTGTGGAAAACCAAGCCATAGCCGCAGCATTGCAGAACAAAGCCAACGCCAACCACTCGCACGAGATAAGCGATACTAATGGACTGCAAACAGCACTCAACCAAAAAGCAGATGACGGACACCACCATACAGCCGGTGAAATAGAAGGACTTGCAGACCTGCTCAACGGCAAATCAGACACCGGACATACCCACACAGCATCCGACATCGACGACTTCCAGAACCGCGTAGTCGAACTCATCGACGAGTTCCGACCACAGACCGACCCTGAACCCGATATTCAGGAAGTGGTCTATGTAGCCGATGCAGCTGCGCTTGAACAAATAGCAGATCCATCTGAAAGTACCCTCTATATAACCGAGGACACCGGCTATTTCTACAAATACCGCGATGGCGAGTTTGAACTTATCGAAGACAATGAAGACGACGGTACTATCTATTGCAACGGCTCATTCACCAACCTTGACAACCTGCTCAAACAATACACTCGAACCGGCTCGTATGATGTAGTGCTTATTCAGACAAGCAATCAGATAGCCACCTATCGCTTCGTTTGCTCAGCTAACTCAAGCAAGATAAGCCAGACCTTGACCAAAGACCAACGCGACGGCACAAGTGCCAACACCCGGACACGCACCGGCACCATCCGCACCGTCAACGATGAACAGGTTATCACTTGGTCAAGCTGGACAGTCCGCACACCTGTATATCAGGAAACACTTGACAAGTCGCTATCGTCAACGTCAAATAATGCCGTTAAGAATTCTGTTATTAAAGCAGCACTTGATAATAAAGCGGATTTGAACCATAGTCACGGGACAGAATATGCAACCGCCAATCACAATCACGCCATTAGCGATGTAACGGGGCTGCAGGCTGCTCTTGATGGCAAACAACCATCCGGCAATTATCTAACTCAACACCAAGACATCTCAGGCAAACAAGATAAGACGGACAATTCGCTTGTTACAGTAGCTAAAACCATAGTCGGAGCTATTGCAGAGCTATGGAACAAATTTGCAGATTACCTCAAGGGTATTCAGCAGGTGACATACGCTGAACTTGTAGCGCTTCGCAATAATGGTCAGCTCGTTCCCGGACAGCAATATCGAATGACCGATTTCTTGACGACCGTTAACGCCAATAGAACCGACATCCAGTCAGCTGGACATGCTTATGACCTGCTGCTCGTTGCTGTTAGCTCTGATAAATTGTCCGCAGAAGTCAAAGCCTTGCACCATACAGGTGATACTTACTTCGCAAAGTCAAAACTCGAAGCATGGCAGCTGTGGTACTCGCTTGATAACGATACGATGATGTTCGATTTGGCTAATGCAAACGGCAAAGGTGTGGTATTCCGTATGATTGATGAGTGGAACAATGACCATCCGTTTGACTTCAAAAACTTGCAATTCCGCAGGTATAAACTAAAAGCAACAAAGCGCACAGTTACCATTGATGGCACGGACTATTTGTTGAAATCGCAAAAATTAGAAAACGATGCTGTTGTAGGTTATACCTTGCTTCGACTTAGCGATAGCAACGCTTATACTTATTATGCCAAATACGATAGCCAGAACGATAACTTTGCGGTAAATATCGATGGGACATCATTCACATTCGCAGCTTCTGAAATTGTGGAAACTCAACTGAGCGCAGGCGATGATGAGGATAATTATCCGTTTGCTGACAAATATGTAGCCATAAATAACGAAGATATGGAATACCCGTATGGTTATCAAATAGACCTCAATGATAGTAAGTTTTTCTATCGTTATTCGGCTTTACAAGGAGGAGTGTTGGTTGCTGATAGTTCGCTTGGACTTGATGTTAGCCAACTATATCCCGGCGTTAATGCCATCGTTCCGACTGTGCTCGATAACGAGTCAAAAAGCTTTGTTGATGTTGATAATGCTGAAGCTATACTTACCGGACAGGCTGGAATGTACCGTGTGGATGATAGTGTTTTCTTAGGTGAATTCTCTTCGGCAGATGACCTAACGAACCTGTATGTAAGAGGTAATAAGTTTGGTGTAGAAGCCAGAGCAAACACCTTCTTCGGGCTTACAGCATATAACGATTTTGGAAATGATATTGCTTATAACCTCACAGGGAAAAAATTTACAGAAAATAGGATAGGCAACTACTTCCAAAGAAACACATTCGGGAACGATTGCGATAATAATGTATTTGCGAACTGGTGTTATGACAATAAGTTCGGGAACGATTGCGATTACAACCAATTCGGGAACTACTGTTATCGTAACCAATTCGGGAACGATTGCGATTACAACCAATTCGGGAACTACTGTTATAATAATTTGTTTGCAGCTAACACCCACTACCTTACATTGTTTGAGCATGTCTATTATGTTGATGTGCAAAAGGCTACTACTGACGCAGGTACTTCTATTGAGCACGCACAAATACTCAATGGAACACACGGATATTCCGATACAAACCGCCTACTTATCAACTTCGCAACAGACAAAAACTATACCCAAATTGCAGGCTTGACAACCAATGGTGAGTTGCGAATTTGGAACCCTGCCGACTTCGTTCCGGCTGCCTAAAAATGCCATTAAAATGGGCTTAAAAATGGCTTAAAATAAATGTGGCGTTTGCTTATTGTTGCAATTCATTTGTAGCAATAAGCAAATACCAAAAACAAAAAAGTAACGTAAAATTTTTGTATGTCAAGAAAAATGAGCATATTAGACGGACAAGTTTAAGGTAAAATAATAAGTTGTTCCCGAACTAATCCTCATATTATTCAGGGAAACAACATTAGTTAAAACCATAAAATTTTAATGTCTTATGCTCAACAAAATTCGTTACAAGTTAGTTTTTAACCGAGCGAGGCGACTCAATAAGCGAGGCGAAGGCCTAATAGAAATTGAGTGCTCACAGCAAAAACGCCGCATTTATTTTAGTACTCACACTTATGTACAACCGGAGTATTTTAGTAATGGTTCCGTTACCGGAACACCAAACGCCGACAGCCTGAATTACGCACTATGTCTGATGATACAAGAGGTCGAGCGAGTGGAACTTGAATACATTAAAAAAGGTGTAGATGTCCATTTGCCAATGCTAAGAGAAGCCGTTAGGCAGCACATATCACCGGCTGCAAAACTCTCGGATTTCGGAACACAGGTGGTAGAACAAAGTGAGCGTAAAAACCTCACAAAACAAAACTACCAAACGCTCTTTAACAACATTGAAAAGTTCCGCAAGGGAACGCTCATCACTGATGTTGATTATCAGTTTGTCGTTGCTTACGACAAATGGCTTCGCGATTCAGAGATAGCACACAACACCCGAATCAGTCGTTTGCGTCTGTTGCGTGCTATTCTCAACGAAGCAAAAAAACGCGACATCATACCAGTCAACCCTTTCGACCGATTTCGCATACAGCAGATGGTTTCAAAGAAGGGCTTTCTTACTATTGAGCAATTGCACCGATTAGAGAAAATGACGCTCAAAGGCATAGAGGATAAAGTACGAGATGCGTTCCTTATAGGTTGCTACACAGGTTTAAGATTTTCTGATGTAATAACACTCCGTTCTGAACATATCAAAGACGGATGGTTAACAAAGAAAATGGTCAAGACCGGCTTCATCGTTGAAATACCATGTGCGGAACTATTCAACGGCAAAATGCTTCAGTTGGTGGATAAATACAACGGCAAAATAGAACGCCTGACAAAGGCGCTACAAACCAACTCATCCGTTAACAAGACACTACGTCAGGTACTCGACCGCCTCAAAATAGATAGCAAGATAACCTTTCACTCCTCGCGCCACACCTTTGCAACACTCCTCTCACAAAACGGAGTACAGATAACAACCATACAAAAACTACTCGGACATCAAAAACTGCAAACCACACAAATCTACAGCGAAGTTGACCGAAAAGCAATAACCAACGACCTCAAAAAAGGACGCAAAAAATAACCCCTTGCCAACCGAGCCAAACCGCGACCGCCGTCAGCCATACATGGCTGACCAAAAGAAAACATCAGCCAATCTTGGCTGATAGAATAACAAACCGAAGATTGAGAAAAAAGAAGCGTTTTTGCAGTGGTCATTCCTAACCACCCCGAACCGCCGACCGACATATACGCAAGCCGCAGGGCAACAAAAAATGCCCTCGGCTGTGGCAGATAAACTCTCTTACCTTTCTATCTGACCACATTTGCAAGCGACGACACCGCTACCGAGGACATAGTAGTCCATCAGCGGTGTCGTCGCTTCATTATGTTATATGACCCTGCGGCAAAACCCCGCAAGTGGTAAGAGAGATGGTGCAAAAGTACTGCTTTTTTCTCAATTCTCCAAATAAATTTAATGTTTCACTCACAAAATTCAACGCTTATATCAAAGACTTACACACAAGCACCGCTCCCATTTATGGGACAAAAACGCCGCTGGAACAAAGAATTCAAAGCGGCACTACTCAAAGAATTTGGCGACTGCCACACCTTCGTTGACCTCTTCGGAGGCAGCGGCTTATTGTCGCATTTCACTCACACAGTCCGACCGGACGCGACTATCATCTACAACGACTACGACAACTACTCCCAACGCTTGGCGGCAATACCCAACACCAACGCACTATTGGCAGAACTTCGCGACATCCTCAAAGACTATCCCGACCTCAAACGCATAGAAGAACCAGTGCGCACAAAGGTCATCAGCAAAATTGCCGAATATGACCGACGCGGCTATCTTGACTACGTAACCCTCTCCGCCTCCATCGTCTTTTCAGGTCGTTACGTCACCTCACTCGCAGAACTGCAAAAAGACACCCTCTACAACACCCTCCGCCAGTCTGACTACACCGCCGACGGCTACCTTGACGGCTTAACAGTCGTACACCAAGACTACCGCCGCCTTTTCCGCAAGTATCAAAACCAAGACGGCGTTTGCTTCCTCATCGACCCGCCGTACCTATCCACACAAGCCACCACCTACACCGGCTATTGGAAACTGCGCGACTACCTCGATGTCCTGCACACACTCCACGACACCAACTACTTCTATTTCACATCGGAGAAAAGCAGTATTTTGGAACTCTGCGAATGGCTCGACGACGAATACCAAACCGGCAACCCGTTCAAAGGCGCAACACGCATCGACTATGCCACCAACCTCAACTATTCCGCAGGCTTTATCGACATAATGCTCTACAAACACCAACCAACAGAAAGGAGGAACGCAGCATGAAACCAACCAACAAATACTACCAAATCCTTGCCGACATACTTGACAACGGACAAACGCAGACCAACCGCAAAGGCTCAATCAAGTACCTCACCAATCAGGTGCTGCACCTCACACCGGCCGACCTGCTTGACATCTTCGAGACCCACGGCATAGCACGCAAGAAACTCCGCACCGAGCTGCAGATGTTCGAAGCCGGCATAACCGCCACCGAGCAATATCGGGCGGAAGGCATAACATGGTGGGACTATTGTGGCGATAGGCTCATCAATAGTTACCCGACCTATTTCCGCAAGTTCCCGGCACTCGTAGAGAAAATCCGGCAGGAAATGCGTGAGAGCAAGAACTATGTCCTCTTCCTCGGCGAAACAGGCGCACAGACCAACCAACAACCCTGCCTCAGCCTCGTGCAGTTCCAGATAGAAAACACGACAGACCCGAACACCGGACAAACCACAGACTCGCTCATTGTGTCCGCCTACCAGCGTAGCAGCGACGCGAGCCTTGGCTTGCCTTCAGACATTTATCACTTGTATCTTATGGCACGCGAAATCGGCATACCGTTAAAGAGTATCACATTGTTCCTTGCAAACGTCCACATTTACGAAAGCAACCTGCTCAATACCTTCCGTCTCCTCAACGGCGAAAAAGACATCAAGTTCGTACTGAATGTATAGAACCATAAAACGCTCTTAAAACGCCGCTTAAATGGTGTTAAATAGAACCTAAAACTATGACACAAACTATGACAACTTTGTCATTGTTGCAAATTGAGCATTCATAACTTGCTAAACAACAATATGGACTCAATCCACAAACACAATGACAAAATTGGATTGTTAGCTCCAAACTCAACAATCATCTTGGATATGAGTTGGAAATTATTAGGGGAACTTGTATAAGAGTAGGATTATTTTAGGAAACTTATATAAGAAATGCTGTTGAACGGCAGATGGTGAAAGCAGAAAAGAAAGATTAAGACGAAAAAGAAGCAAAGAATAAGCAAATGAGAAAATAAAAAATGGATATAAGAGAGAAAATAAAAGTGCGGATGACCGAAAAAGTCATCCGCTCAAAATTTCTCAAAAAATTGTACTTTTCTTTTTGGAAAATTGTACTTTTCTTTTTGGCGATTATATAT